CGGCGGGCATGAGGTGAGGCCGGACGAGCCGCAGCAGCAGACCGCGTACCCAGAATTTGACACAACGACACCACCCGCCCGGGCATACGTCCCCCTGGTGTGGCGTCTCACAACACAATAAACGAAAGGTGAAAGCAGCATGGACGGATTCGTGCGTGTAGCCCACAGTGTAACCGGGCTGATCGTAGAGGTGCCCGAGCACTACCTGAAACTGTTCCCCGGACTCTACCGCGACCTGCCCTCAACCGAGGGGCGCGTGCAGCCGGTCACAGAAATAGACCCCAAGGCAACCAACAATGGAGGTAAGAACTAATGGCAGTCCCCCCGGGCCGCACCCTTGCAGGTGCTAAAACAAAGCTTGTTCTCATTCCCGCCGGTGGCATCAAAAACCCGGCTGCACCGACCATCACCGAGCTAAACGCGGGCAAGGACGCATCGTGCCGCCTGCTAAAGGACGGCACTCACGTTGGTGCGGCCGCATCCGAGACTATCGACGGCATGGCCGCCCTCTGCGAAGACTCCAACGCTAAGACGTTCGGCAAGGCCAACTTTGAGGGTAAGCTCGTACCTTTCCGCTGGTTCAACAAGGCGAAGCCGGGGCAGGCTGATCCGCAGGGCGACGAGATTTTCCAGATGCTCAAGACTAAGGGCACCGATATTTTCGTTGTCGTCCGCGTCTCCGCCAAGCCCTATGATGCGCCGTTTGAGGCCGAAGACGAGATTAGCGTATACCAGGCCATCACCGACACCCCCCGCTACCCGGAGGGTGAGAACGGTAGCGAGGGTTACATCCGCGCCGAAGTCGATTTGGCTGTGAACAACGGTTGGCCGTTCATCGCGGCTAAGGCGGCCTAATAGTCCTGCCACCCGTGCGGTGGCTTCCCCGCGCTCCACCATAGGCGGTGAGCGCGGCTCATACCCCTTAGCCGGGCCGGGTTTAGTGTGTGCCCCGGCCCGGTTGAGGGCACTTTAATCACACGCGAAACACACACGATAAGGATTTATAGACTATGGCTACCAAGAAGAAGACCGCCACCACTACCGCACCGGCCCCTGCTGGTTTCAACTTGACCGACTGGATTACCGGCGGCACTGAGCACCGTCTCACCCGCACCGCCCTGCTGGCGCTGGACGCTAACGCGGCTGAGCGCATCGCCGAACTGGAGGCAACTATTAAGCGGCTGTCCGGGCCGGAGGGGGCGGCCCCTGCAGGTACCGAGGCGCTGGGCGAGGTGAGCAACGCGGACAAGCTCACCGAGGCGCAGGACGAGCTGGAACACCTACTGAGCACCGTGCAGACCGCCGAAGTGGTGGTTTACGGGCTGGTGGATACCGAGAGTGAGCGTATCCGTGAAGAGTACAAGGCTGATGGTGGCACCGACGAAGGTATTAAGAATGATGATGTGCGGCTCTGGTACCGCATCTTGGCGGAGGCGGCGACCCTGGAAGGGCACCGGCTCACCCCCACCGAATGGGAGGGTGTGCACGAGACTATCGGCGGGCAGTTCGTGCGGGTAATCGGCGCATACGTTGAGGCCGCTAACGCCGCCGTAGGCTTCGAGGTGTCGCCCCGGTTTCGTAGCTGACTGCCTCATTTGTGAGGAACACGCGGGTGGCCTGCTGGCGTTGCAGGCCGCCCGTGATTGGGGTGTTGCCCCGCATATCCTGCTTGGTGGTACGGGGCCGTGGACTGACGCCGACCGTATAGCGGTGATGGGCCTAGCCCTGTATGAGCGTGAGCTGTGCAAGGAGTGCGGGCGGCACACCAGTATCTGCCGTAACCCGAAGTTCTCCGGCTGGTTCGAGGTGGAGCAGGAGACGTGCTATGCGAAGGCTGCGGTGGATCGTGTGACTAGTGGGAAGAATTTCCGGCCGGAGCCGGGGCGGATTATGTACCCGGTTCTTGAGGATTTGCGGGATGATCCCGCTTTTGTACCTGACGATGTTGTTTAGATGATTTGGAGATGGGTTTATGGCAGCGGAGCAGAAGGTTACGGTACGCCTACGCGCTGATGTGAAGCAATTCACTGAGGGTATGCGGCAGGCCGGTAAAATAGCGAAAGACGCCGCCAAACACACCGAAAAATCATTCAGAAACACCGAAAAATCCACGCGCCAAGCCGGGGCCGCCGCCGCTAAATCCATGCGCGGCATCGGCACCGAAGCCCGCAAAACCGCCACCACCTCCGAAAAAGCACTGCGCGGCATCGGCACCACCTCACGCCGCTCAGCATCAGAGGCCGCTAACGCCATGAAACGCATGGGCGAAATAGCGAAGGGGGCGGGGGCGCAGGCGCAGCGGGCCGCGAACGTGCGCGGCGGCACCGGTGACCTCGGCGCACCCTGGCGGCG